GCCGCGACATCCCACGCCGTCATCCTCCCCGAGATCGCCGACCGCCCGGACGCCGTGGCAGACGCCTACCTCGCGCCGCACGAGCCCGTCGAGCAGCTCGCCGTCGCCGTACTCCACGCTCGCTCCCTCGCTCGCGTGTTCCTGCGCCTCTCGCGCACAGTCCCCGCGCCTCTCGCTTGGCGCTCCGCAACTGTCGGCGTGGATTTGACCACCTCGCTCGACGCGAACTTCCCGGACACCGAATGACACGCGGACGCAAACCAGACCCCGGCGCGGAGAAGCGCGGCACGCGCAAGCGGCCCACGACCTCACGCGCGCCGTCGAAGGCGATCGCCCTCCCCGACGAGCTTGCGCTGGCACATCCCGCCGCGCCAGATGACCTCGCACCCGAACTGGCGCCGATATGGGACGCCATCATGGACGACCTCGGCAGCCGCGGCGCGAACCCGTCCGCCTTCCGTGCGGTAGACGTTGTGCTGATCCGCACGCTCGTCGATGCCATCGGTCTCCACAAGCAGGCGACGGACGACGTAGCCGAGCATGGCGCCATCCTCTCGCGGCCACTCTTCGACAAGGAGGGCTCGGTCGTCGGGCACAAGCGCGAGAAGAATCCGGCGGTCGGGATACAGAAGGACGCGGCGTCGACCATCATGAGGCTCACCGACTCCCTCGGACTCAACCCCGCCGCACGGGTGCGCCTCGGCGTGATGCAGCTCGCGGGGCAGTCCATCCTCGCCAGCCTCCAGAAGATGATGGACGAGGCGACGTGACACCCGGCGAGAAGAAGGTCGCGCAGGTCGAGTGGTTCTTCAAGAACCACCTGCACCTGTCGAAGGACCGCTACGCCGGACGTCCGTTCGTGCTGGAGCCGTGGCAGCGCGAACACATCATCGCGCCCGTGTTCGGCACGCTCAATGCGAACGGCACGCGGCGGCACTCCGACGTGCTCATCGGACTCCCGCGCTGGCACGGCAAGACCGAGATCGCGACCGGCATCGCGCTCACCTGCATGCTCACCGAGCCGACGCCGGGCGGCGAATACTACGTCGTCGCCACCACGAAGCAGCAGGCGGGCATCGCGTTCAAGGCCGCCAAGACGATGGTGCAGCGCGACCCGCTGCTGGCGTCTGCGTGCAAGGTGTGGAAGCAGGTCATCGAGGTGCCCGAGCTCGACGCCACATTCCGAACGATGCCGTGGGACGCGGACACCGCACAGGGCTTCCACCCGACCGTCGCCATCATCGACGAGTACCACGTCCACCGCGATGCCTCCATGCGCGAGGCGCTCCTCACCGGCATGGTCGGTTCGCGGAACGGACTCCTCATCACGATCACTACCGCTGGAGACAAGCGGAGCGGCCCGCTCTGGGAGCTTCTGCACGAACGCTCGCCCGCGTCGCGCTACACCTACTGGTGCGGTGCCGGCGTCGACGACGACCCACGCGACCCGAAGGTATGGAGGGCGGCGAACCCGGCGCGGTGGATCACGCTGGCGATGCTCCGCAAGCAGTACAACCAGCTCCCGCTGTCGGTGTTCGAGCGCCTGCATCTTAACCGCTTTTCTGCATCAGGAACCTACGCCGCCGCTATCCCCGCCGAGGTCTGGATGAGCGAGCGCAACCGTCGCCAGCCGGTGTTCGACGCCGCGCTTCCCTCCTTCATGGGCATCGACGCCGCCGATAAGAAGGACCGCACCGCGTTCACGACCGTGCAGATCGACCGCAACGGCGACTACAACATCTGGTGCGACGTCCGCGAGGCCGACCGCGACCGCGGCTACACCGACTACCTCACGCTGGAGAACGACCTCCGCACGACGGCGACCGACATGAACGTGGCGCGCATGGGTTTCGACCGCCGCCAGATGGGGCGCACCATGCAGGAACTCGACGACGCGGGCTTCCCCGTCGAGGAGTTCAACCAGGACAACGCCCGCATGTGCATCGCCTCGCAGCACCTCTTCGAACTCGCATCGACCGGGCGCCTGCGTCACGGCGGCGACCCCGTCCTCGCCGAACACATCGCATCGGCGGCGGCATACGAACGCCCGCCGCTCGGGTGGCGCTTCGCGAAGGCCGACCGCAACGACGCGAACTGCAAGATCGACGCCGCGGCCTCCACCGCGATCGCGTGCTGGATCGCGCAGTCGGGCGACGGCCCGCCCTCGTTCTCGGACGACGGCTTCCACTCGGTGTCCCTCTGAGTGACGCAGCGGCAAGACTTTACCCGGACGACAGAAACCGGAGGACCTCTTGAGCGATACGAGACGGCGCCCGTCCGACTGGCTCGCCGCCCACGCCGAGGACATCGCTCTGTTTGGTGGAGCGACGCTCCTCGCTGTCGGCGTCGCATCTGCGTTCGGCGTCCCCTTCGGGCTCATGATCGCGGGCGTTCTCGCCATCGGCTACGGCCTGCTCATCATCGAACGGAGGCCATAGTGGGCTTCACGTCTCACGTACGCTCACAAGCATTGAAGCGTGTCGACACGAGCACGGGTGTCGGCATCCCCTACTTCACGCTCACCGAGGACAGCTCGGCCCGTCGCCTCTCTATCGACAAAGCGGGTGCGCTCTTCTCGAACGCCTACCTCACCGCCGAGCAGGCGAAGGCTCGTGCCCTCGGCGGCCTTCCCGTCCACGTCTACCGCGACGGTGCGAACGGGCGCGACCGGCTCAAGGAGCATCCCGTCACCCGGCTCATGGGGCGGCGGTGGAACCCGCTCACGACCGCGCAGACGGGCTGGCAGTGGACGAGCGTGAGGCGCGACACGAACGGCACGGCGTACGTCCGCGTCGAGTGGAAGAAGGGCATCCCGTCCGCGCTCTGGCCCATCGAGGCCGATGTGCAGACGCACTACGACCCGACCGTCACGGCTTCGCCTGTCAGGTACATCGTCGGCACCGGTGACAAGTTCACACCGCCCGGCCCCTACCTCGCCCACGAGATACTCGTCTACCCGACCTGCATCTCGACCGACGGCGGCGTGACGGGGCGGAGTCTCGCCGAGCTCGCTGCTGCCGAGATCGGGCTGTCCGTCGACCTGACGCGCTTCTACGCGAACGTCGTGCAGCGCGGCTTCCATCCGGGCGGCTGGCTGTCTCACGAGAAGAAGCTGACGAAGGAAGACGTCATCGCCATCGGCGAGAAGAACCGCATCCTGTCCGGGCCTGACCATGCTGGCGAGCTTCGCATCTTCGACCAGGGCCTGCAGTACACGGCAGTCTCCGGCTCGATGGTCGAGGCCGACATCGTCAAGCAGGAGGAGTTCATCCTCCAGTCCGTGGCCCGCGCCGTCTACGTCCAGCCGAACAAGGTGTTCGACTTCTCCCGCGCCACCTACTCCAACATCGAGGCGGCCGGCATCGCGTTCGTGACCGACACGATGACGAACGAGGTCACGGCGATCGAGGCGGAGACGAACAAGCTCTTCGACGCGATGGGCCAGTCGGACACGTACGTGAAGTTCGACCTGCGCGGCCTGCAGCGCGGCGACTTCAAGAGCCAGATGGAAGGCTTCGTCGCTGGTGTGTACGGCGGCATCTACGGTCGCGACGAGATACGCGAGTGGCTGGAGCTGCCGTACCGCGAAGGTACCGAGGAGATGCTGCAGCCGACCGCCTACTACACCGTCGACCCCGAGACCGGCGACGCGAAGCCGCTCCCACCAAGAGCCCCGCGCCAGCCGGCCGACGCCCTCGCACCCGTGGCCGACGACGCACGCGAACGCATCGAGGCACGGGTCGCCAAGGACGGCGACACGCCCAAGACACGCGACTTCGCCCGCACGGTCCTGACCCCGGTCGCGGAAGCGTACGCACGACTTGGCCGCACGTTCAGCATCGACGACGAGATAGAGGAGGCCCTCAATGGCCGGACGTAACTGGTACACCATCAAGGCTGAGGGCGCTGGCCCCGCCATCGTCTACCTGTACGGCACGGTCGGGCAGGACTGGTGGGGTGAGGGCAACTCCGCCCTGCAGTTCGCGCAGGACCTCGACTCGCTCGCGCCTCGGGACATCGAGCTTCGCGTGAATTCCGAGGGCGGCGACGTGTTCGAGGGCTACGCCATCTACTCGGCGCTCAATCGCTACCCCGGACGCGTGACCGCGTACGTGGACGGCCTCGCTGCGTCCGCTGCGTCGTTCCTCATCATGGCCGCGAACGAGGTCGTGATGGGACAGGCGTCGTTCCTCATGATCCACAACGCCTGGACGATCACCTGGGGCAACGCCTCGGAGCTCCGCGAGATCGCCGAGCGGCTCGACGCCATCGACGGCCAGATCGTGGACATCTACGACCGCCACTGCGACAAGGACGCCGACGAGATCCGCGCCGCGATGGGCGCCACCACGTGGCTCACCGCCGAGGAGGCCGTCGAGTGGGGCTTCGCCTCACGCATCGACGAGGGGCTCAACGCTGCCGCCTCCGTGTCACGCGAAGCAGCCCGCCTCTTCGCCGCCATCCCTGAAGCCGTCAAGGTGCTCGACTGCGAGCCGAGTGACGCCTCCAGTACCATGAGCGACGACGTACCCGAGGAGCCGACGACAGAAGCAGACGTCACCGGGCAGGAGTCCGAGGCGGAGGCCGAGCCGCAGGAGCAGCTCGCCGCGCGAGTGGTCGCACTCAAGGGACGTACGCAGAGAACCTTCAACCGAAAGGACCCGTCATGAATTCCGTGGCAATCTTCAACGCCATCCGTGCGCTGCAGGCCGAGCAGGCCTCGGTGCCGATGGATGCCGAGGACCGCGAAGAGCGCCTCTTCCGGCTCGACGGCAGGATCGAGGAGCTGCAGAACCAGCTCGCCGACGTGCTCGCAGCCGAGGAAGACGCACGCGCGTCGTTCACGACCGCCGCAGCCGTCGTAGGCGGCACGCGTCCGCTTTCCCTCGCCGAGCAGGCTTTCGGCCCGCGCGCGTCGTTCACCGGCATCCAGCCCGGCTTCAAGGCCGCCATCACCATCCCGGCCGGCCCAGCCGTCAACGACCCGACGATGCCTGGCTTCCCCGACTACCCGCGCGGTTTCGCCGACACGCTGCAGCAGGCCCCGACCTCCGCTGCGGTCCAGTACCTGCGCCGTGGCGCCAGGACGAACGCGGCCGCTGAGTGGTCGACCGGCAGCAAGGCCGAGTCCGCGTACGTGTGGACCGAGCACACCGCCCCGCTCGCGTGGATCGCGCATCACGCGCCGGTCACCAAGACGCAGGCGAGCGATTGGAACGAACTCGATACCATGATCCGCGGCGAGATGATGATCGGCCTTGCGCAGCAGAGGAGCCACCTGGCCCTCGAGGGCACCAACGCTGCCGGCATCGTCGGCATCACGAACACCGTCGGCATCCAGACCCACAGCGTGGCGTCGGGTGACAACGTGTACGACGCGATCCGTCGCATGGTCACCAAGATCGTTGTGACCTCCGGCTTCTACCCGACGCACGTGGCCATGAGCCCGCAGGTGAAGGAAGAGCTCGACCTGCTCAAGGGCGACGACGAGCACTACCTCGTCATCAAGGTCGGGAACCAGGTCTGGGGCCTCGAGATCGTCGAGGACAACGGCATGACGGTCGTCGACCTCGCCACCACGTCGCACTACGGCGCGCTCGTGTACGCGTCCGTGGGCGCCACCTGGTACACCAAGGAGACCGACAACGTGGAGATCGGCCTGATCAACGCACAGTTCATCCAGAACGCCTACACGCTTCTGGCCGAGGGTCGGAACGCCCTCGCGGTCCGCTTCCCGGATGCCTTCTGCTACTGCGCAGACGCCATCACGGCTGTGCCGCTCGTTTCATAAGCAGCCGCACCATAGCTGCTGATCCGGCAGGGGGCGGCTCCGGCCGCCCCCTTTCCTGACCGAGGGGGATGCGAGTGCTCGTCAGCATCATCGCCTACAACGAGGCCCGACTTCTGCCGATGTGCCTCGGACACCTTCCGCGTGACGCTCGGGTACAGGTCATCGACGGCGCCTTCGCCGAGTTCCCCCATGAGTGCGCGTCCTCGACCGACGGCACGATCGAGATCGCCGAGCGGTGGGGAGCCGACGTCGTAACGCTCGACCGCCCCTGGCGCGACCAGATGGAGAAGCGCACGCGACAGCTCGTAGCAGGCGAGGTCGTCTTCATCCTGGACGCCGACGAGATGCTCCACTCCCCGCTCCCCGAGCTTCCCGACGATGCGGACATCGGATGGGTCACCGTCTCCTCGCCGATCTACACCGGCCCGTTCCTCAACCCTCGAGTGTTCCGTGTCCGAGAGGGCTGGCACTACGCCGGGCGTCATCACTGGATCTACGACGCCGAGCACGATCTCGTCACATCCCACTCAATCCCCGGCACGAAGTACCGGCACGCTTTCCTGCCGGTCGTGATCGAGAACACACGCGACATGAGGGAGTCCGTACGTGACGACGAGAAGAGGGCGTACCTCGACGCCCGCACCGAGGGCGCCTATGCCGACGAATCGGGCGTGTACCCGCGTACTCCGTGAGGGCACCGGCGACGTCGCCGTGTTCGTGCCGTTCACGCGCCGCTGGTGCGTGACGCGGTTCTTCGCCTCGCTCGCGGCGTCCGACGTGCCGCTTCACCGCTGCCGCCTGACGCTCTATGCCGACACGGACGATCCCGCGCTCGTGACGGACCTGGCCGCCGCTTCCGAGGCGCTGCCGTTCGCTGAGATCGTGTTGCATTACACCGCATGGAAAGCGCCGGCCGAGTTCGCACCGACGCGTGAACGCCGCGGCAGGCATGGCGCGATGCGTACCGCGTCGGCCGGACTCATCCCAGAGGCTGACTACCTGCTCCTACTCGAGGACGACACGCTCATCCCGCCCGACTCGTGGGCGAAGCTCACGGCTGGCATGGAGGGCTTCGAGTGGGACGCCGGTTTCGATTGGGTGTGCGGCTTCGAGGTCGGACGCTGGAGCTGCCCGTGTCCCGGCATCTGGCACTTGACCGAGACGGAACGCCGCTCCGCACGCCCCGGCACCGGGCTCGAGCGGGTGGGCGCGACCGGCCTCTACCTCGTGCTCACGACACCGGAGCTGTACCGCTCGCGCCGGTGGGACTTCTGGGACAAAGATTGGGGCCACGACGTCAGTATCACGTGGCAGATGACGCTCGACGGCTACCGGCTCGGCGTCGACTGGTCGCTCCGGTGCATCCACATGACCGAGGACGGAGACCTCACCTGCGACACGGTCGTTGAACTCGTCGAGCGCAAGCCCCTGCACCGTCCCACGGGTCCGGTCGACGTGATACCGCTCATGGAGTTCCAAGCGAGCGGGCCGACGCTCGTCGTCGGCGGCAGGCCAAAGCGGCCTCCCCGAGACCGGCGCCGGTACTCCCTCGCTCACGACGTGACGCACGGCGGTTCCCTCTACCCGAAGGGGGCCATCATCGGCCACGAGACGGCGGTCGCCATGAGCGCAGCCGGCGTCATTGGAGCGACGATCACATGAGGGCATCCATCGTCTGCCTCATCTACCGGTCCACCGAACTCGCCGATTGGGTGTACGACTCCGCGATCGAGTCCACGCCGATGCTCGGGACGGGCGAGGCTGAGTTCTTCTTCGTCGCGAACGACCCGACGCCGGAGATCGTGGAGCACCTCACGGAGCGGGACTACCCGTTCATCGTGAACGTGAACCCGCACCTGACCGATGATGAGTGCTTCGCCGCCGGGTACGGCAAGCCGGAGTACGTCGCGCGTGTCTACCGTGGCTACAACGCGGGCATCCTGCACGCCCGTGGCGAGTACGTCGTGCTCGTCAACAGCGACCACTATTTCGCGCCGGAGTGGCTCGAAGGACTGCTCGCGTACGCCGACAGCGAGCATGTCGTGACCTCGCTCCTCGTCGAGCGCACGCACCCCGTTCATGGCGTCTTCCCCGGCGCCGTGCCCGGACGCTTCGGAGGTTCGCCGGAGGAGTTCGAGAAGGCCGCGTTCCTCGACTTCGCCGCACGCTTGCGTACCGACTGGACGTACCCCGGCGTCGCGTATATGCCCGTGTGCGTGCTGCGCGACCTCGCTATCGAGGCGGGGCTCTACCCGGAGGGAAACATCGCGGGGCAGTCATTCGATGAGGTCGTGCGTTACGGCGACGAGGCTTTCATGGACCGACTCGCCGCTTTGGGGTGCGAGCACGTGACCTCACTCGCATCCGTCGTTTATCACCTCAAAGAGGGGGAGCGTGATGCCACATGCTGACGGCGATCGTCACATCTTGCAACTACGCACGATACTTGCCGCGCTGTCTGGAGTCTGCGCTCGAGTTCTGTGATGAAGTGCTCGTCTACGACGACGGCTCCACGGACGACACGCTCGGCATCTGCTCGCGCTATCCCGTGAAGGTCACTCACCGCGACGATGCGACTGGCGATCCCGTGTGGGGAAGCAACCTCGGCATCAAGCACGCGACCGGCGACCACCTCATCTTCCTCGACGCCGACAACTACCTCATCGCGCCGCCGCCCGTGACCGACGCCGACTACACCTTCGCGCCGATCCGGATCGTCGACGACAGTGAGCGGGCCCTCACGCTCTGGGAGTACCCGACGTGGCCACTCACGGCGTGGGAGTGCTGGGCGAAGTTCGTCGCATCCTGCAACGCCGGGTCTGCCGCCGACGTGATGCGCACGGCCGGGACTCCTGGGATGCCGTTCCCGTGGGGCGGCGTGTGGAGGACGGAGTTCATCAAGCCGCTCCGGTGGCGCCCGTGGAAGACGACCGCGTTCGCCGCAGACTTCCGAACCGCGCTCGACTGGTGCAAGCGCAACCCGACGCTCGCGTATGTCCCCGAGCCGTTCCTCGCGTTCCGCAAGCATGACGGGCAGTGGAGCGAGAGCCCCGAGCGGGAAGTGATGCGCGCCGAGGCGCGGCTCATCGCCAAGACGGAGAAAGGACCACGCGTGCCCGCCATCCCGGCGGACGCGACAATCAAGGAGGCAGGCATGCTTTACACGAGTCCGACACGAGTCATCCGCAGAGGCATCCTCATCGCGTTCGCAGGCGAGCAGATGACACGGCCCGAGGCGATGGCGCGCGGTCTCATCACCGAGGCCGCGCCCGAGCCCGAGCAGGAGCGTGCCGCCGCGCCGCCCAAGAAACGCCGCCCGGCCAAGCACTGACGCCCACGCGCTCTGAGTGACGCCTTCCGCACGATGGACGCAACCAGCTATCCCGCGGAGGGATGACACATGGAACGCATCGTCCGCAAAGGCGTCGGCACGTACCAGCTCACCGCGACCGCCTACGACGACGACGGCGAAGTGGCCGCGATCTCCGGCTCACCCACGCTCACCATCTACGACAGCGCCGACGTCGAGGTGCTCGCGTCCGTCGTGCCGGGTATCACCAACGGCACGCTCACGTACGCGGTCCCCAACGCGAGCCTGTCGCACCTCGACACCTACCGCTGCGTGTGGACGGGAACGATCGCGGGCGTCGCGCAGGAGTGGGAGACGTACTTCGAGCTCGTCGGCGGCTACTACTTCGAGATCAGCGAGCTCCGGGACGTCGGCGGCAAGGTCGACCTCACGAGCGAGGTCGACTACCCGGACGCGCTTCTCGAGCGCAAGCGGGGAAGCGTCGAGGCCATCATCGAGCGGGCGGCCGGCGTCGCGTTCGTACCGCGCGGCTACCGGCACACGTTCCTCGCATACCGCGCTCACGACTACACGATCGAGCTGCCGCACCCGCGCATCATCGAGGTCTACGGCATCACCGTGGACGGCATCGCGCTCACCGCGACCGAGCTCGCCGACCTCACCGTCGACGCGCGGTACGGGCGCATCACCGGCGGCACGTGGGGGAACGGCCAGCCCGTCGTCGTCCACTACGAGCACGGCTACCTCACCTGTCCCGAGCCCATCCGTGAGGGCGCCATCGACCTCACCGTCGAGCGTACCATCGCGTCCGCCACTCCCGCCCGCGCCACCGGCGTCTCGACCGACGTCGGCTTCATGCGCTTCACGCTCGCGGACGGCGACAAGCATCCGACCGGGCTGCCTGACCTCGACGCCGCGATCGAGCTCTTCGGCGAGGCGGGGGTGTTCGTCGGATGAGCCTCATCCCGGACATCCAAGACGCGCTCGCTGACCTCATCGGCATCGCGACCACCGTACCCGTCGACGTCGGCTACCCCGGCTTCGTGCAGCCCGAGCACATCTGGGTGAAGGGGACGTCGAGCGTCACGTGGGAGAACGAGTCCACCGGCTACTGCCGCCATGACGAGAGCGGCGACGTCGAGGTGCTCTGCCTCGTGGCGCGCGCCAACAGCGAGTACACCGTCCCGCGCGATCGCGCGTTCACCATCGCCGACATCGTGACGACGGCGGTCGCGTCCGACCGCACGCTCGGCGGCACCGTCGACAGGGCGTGGGTGGCAGGCGTCGAGAGCGTGGAGGCGATGACCGATGGCGAGCGACAAGTCGGCGTCACCGTGAGGGTGTCATTCGCCCGCGCGGTCGCCGGGTGACGAGGAGACAACGATGAGCACACCACGGCACTACGAAATCCATACGGACGTACACGGCGAGATCGGCGGCGTGCCTTTCAAGTACGCGAAGGGTGACGTCACCACGAAGGACAGGGCTGAGGAACGGCTGCTCGACGGGCTCGTGGCCCACGGGATCGCAGAAGTAGCGACTGAGAGGAAGACGTCATGAGCGTGCAGAAGGGCAGCATCCAGCTCGGTATCGCGAAGGAAGCGGTCGAGGGCGCCGCCGAGACCGCCCCGGCGTACCTCTTCGGTGTGGAGAGCGGCGGCGTCACCGTCGACGTCGGGCAGGAGCCGGACGACCTGACCTCCGGCGCACGCACGACCGCCGTCGTGTTCCGCGGCGACTCGCAGGTCGGCGCGGAGATCGTCGGCCGCGCTCACAACGCATCCGTCGGATTGCTCGCGTACGGCGCACTCGGCGGCATCGCGACCACCGGCATCACCCCGACGTGGACGCACGTCTTCACCATCGCGGACTCGCTCCCGTCCTTCACGGTGTTCGAGAGCATCGTCGACGGCGCGGGCATCGACGTGCCTCGCGTGGCGGGTGCGAAGATCGACAGCCTCACGTTCGAGTGGGAGGGCAACAGCCCGCTCAAGGTGTCGGCCTCGTTCCAGGGCCGCGCGCTCAGCTTCGGTGCGAGCGAGACCGCATCGGTCACGGACGAGACCGGCCTCACCACGAACTTCATCCCCGCGGGCGGCACGTTCAAGTACGACGTCGACAGCGCCACCGCCGAGACCGCGTGCATCAAGGGCGGCCGCGTGACGCTCACGAACAACACCACGCCGAACTTCTGCTCCGGGACCCTCACGGCCGGCAGCGTGTCCGAAGGCTGGCACGTCGCCGAGTGCGCGTTCACCACGACGCCGACCAACATCGACGAGTGGCGGACCATCGTCACCGGCGCTGCGACCGGTGCGGGCGTGGCGGCCTCGCCCGTCTACGGCAGCTTCGAGTTCGTGTTCAAGTCGAGCATGCTCGCCGCTCACCAGCTCAAGCTCGAAGGGCTCAAGGTCGCGTACATGTGCGACCTGCCGCAGGCCGAGGCTGGCGGCGGCGCGGCGGAAGTCGAGCTTGCGGGTAACTGCCTGCTCCCGGCTGGCGCTGGCGCATCACCCGTGAAGATCACGCTCCTCAACGGTACCGCATCCTACTGATTCGGATAAGGGGGACGGCATGGAGAAAGACCGCTTCCAAGTACAGCTCGAGGACGGCTCCGAGCACGAGGTCAGCTTCGGCATGGGCTACTACTCGGCCATGAACCGGAGGTTGCTCAACCTCGGTATCAAGCCATCGGAGTTCACCAGTTCCGAGTATCAAGGCCTGCTCATCTACCGATTCTTGCAGAAGCGCGGCGTGATCCCTGCGGCCGAGTTCAGCGTGGACGCAGCCATCGAGTACATGGAGGAGTCCGACTGGTCAGGCATCCCGACCGAGGAGCAGACGCGTGATGACGAGGGGGAAGCGGCAGCGACGCCCGCCTCATAGCGAGCGTCGCGCTTTCCACCGGGCAGCCGATAGGCGACCTCCTGGATGTGCTGGGCATAGATCGCGAATGGCCAGAACTGTTTGACGTGATGGTCGACGTCCTCGAGGACAAGCGGCGAGCGAAAACGCGGGACGGCCTCGCCGCCCTCGCTAGGAAGCAGTTCGGAGGCTCAAGTGGCTAGCCCGGCGGGCATCAGGATCACCGGCATAAAGCAGACGATGGCTGCCCTGAAGGCGTTCGAGCCCGACGTGTACAAGGCGCTGCGCAAGACGATCCGTACCCGCATCCAGAGCGTCGGACGGGGCGCATCGGGTCGCTACGGCGGCAAGTACAGAGTCTCGATCCGTGACGCGGGCAAGAATCCGGGCGGTTCTATCACTGCCGTAGCGGGGCCGCGGTCGGGGCAGAATGATTGGTCATCCCCCGCGACCCGCGCCGTCATCTTCGAGTTCGCGCAGAACGCATCGCGGCCGGGTATGTGGGCCGCCATCCAGTCGTTCGAGTCCCGCTTCGGCAAGCCGGGGCGCTTTCTCTGGGCCGAGTGGGATGCGCAAGGGGGCGAACGCATCTCCGATGAGGTGGCAGCCGAGATACGTGACGCCGAACGGATTTTGCAGGCGAAGCTCGACGCAGCGGGAGAGGCTTACTGATGGCCATCAAGATCGCGGTATACGGCACCGCAGACATGAAGCAGATCGACCGGGCGCGCAAGCAGCTCAACGCTCTGGAAAGCGGCGTCAACAAGAACGCGAAGGGCTTCACGGGCGCGATGGGCCGCATGGAGCAGTCCATGAAGAAGTACGACAAGCAAGTGCGCATGGTCGCGCTCGCCGCGCTCGTCATGCTCGGCAAGGCGACCATCAAGTCGGGCGAGGAGATGCAGACCTCCAACGCCCGCATCGAGAACATCACCAAGCAGATGGGGCTGTTCGGCCACGAGGCCGGCAACGTCTCCGCGCGGCTCATAAAGCTCGCCGAAGCCCAGGCGCTTGCGACCGGCATCGACACCAACGCCATCAAGCAGACGCAGGCCAAGCTCCTCACCTTCAAGGAGCTCGCCAAGACAGCCGATGAGGTCGGCGGGATGTTCGACCGAGCCAACCAGTCCGCTCTCGACCTCGCCGCCGCGGGCTTCGGTGAAGCGACGCAGAACGCCACCCAGCTCGGCAAGGCACTCCAGGATCCCATCAAGGGCATCACCGCCCTCGCTCGCTCCGGCGTCACGTTCACCGATGCCGAGAAGAAGAAGATAAAGGTGCTCGTCGAGTCGGGCAAGATGCTCGAAGCGCAAGACACCCTCATGCGCGCCATAGAGACGCAAGTCGGCGGGACCGCGATAGCCACCGCCAACGCCACCGACAAGATGAAGGTCGCGTGGCAGCAGGCTACCGCGAGCCTCGGTACGATGCTGCTCCCCGCGGTTGAGTCGCTTTCCGAGATTCTCGTGGAGAGCGTGAAGAACTTCGACGAGTCCCGCGAAGCGACGGAGAAGTGGGCCAAGACCGGCGAGCGGGCCTATTCAGCCGCCGACGAGCTCAAGGCACCACTCACTGCGATCGCGATGGCGAACGTCTACTGGACCGAGAAGGGCAAGGAGGCCATCCGCACCGGCGAGGAGCAGATGAGCGTCTGGCGCAAGATGGTGACCCCGCTCGGGGCTCTAGCATATGCGCAAGGCAAGGAAGCCGAAGAAACGGCACACGCCCGCCAGGAGGTCGAGCTTCTGGCCGGTCGCATGAAGGGTGCCAAAGGCCCGACTCGCGACTTGACCAACGCGCTCGGCGATAACGCGGACGCGGCTGATGAAACCGCGGGAGAGATGGACAAGCTCACCCGCTCGATGGAAGGCACGATGGTCGCCGCCGATGAGATGTCCGGGAAGCTGCGCACACTCACCGAGCTTGGTCTCGACCAGGCCGAGGCCGCCATCAGGGTGAGGGAAGCCGAGAAGCGGGTCGCCGAGACGCTCAAGGAATCGGGCAAAGGGTCAGACGAGTACAAATCGGCGGTCATCAACCTTGAGCGCGCCAAGCTCAAGTCGGCAGATGCGACCGCCGACCTGCGCGCCAGCGAGAAGGCACTCGGAGCCACCGAGAAGGAGCTTGCCGCCGACAAGTCTCTCCTTCAGCACCTTGAGAAGATCCGTGCCGCCGCGATGCTGGCCGCCGAGGCGCTCGCCAGCGCGGGCCGCAAGGCACTCACGCTCAAGCAGAACTCGGGCAGCAAGACGACCGGCATGCAGCTGCGCGGCGCGGGCGGCATCGTGGACTCGCCCGAGATGGCGCTCATCGGCGAGCGGGGAGCGCGCGAGTACGTCATCACGACCGAGGGCGCGTACCGCCAGCGTTCGCTCGACCTCTTCGAGCGACTCGGGCGCGATCTCGGGGTCACGCACAACTCGACCAGCAACCACAACGTCACCATCAACGTCGTCGCCAACACCGCCGCCGACGTCCCCGCCATCCGCGCAGCCGTCGCTGACGTGCTCCGCACGAACGTCCGCAACGCACGCCTGATGGGAGCCTGACATGGCACTCGACGCCCCGTTCTACCTCGCCGTCGGCGACTGCATCGTCGAGCCGGGTGACGGCTCGGCCGCCTACCACGTCACCTCGATGTCGTTCCCCGAGCCCGCGCCCGACGGCGCAGGCGGCCACGTCCCCGCGGTCCGCGTCGTCACGCTCCGCGTCGAGGCCACGACCGCAGCCGCGCTCTCGACCGCCGTCGCCGTGCTTCGCCGTGAGGCCGTCCGCGACAACACGCTCGCGTTCAAGCCGACGCTCGCAGGCGACACGCTCACCTGCCGCATCCGTGAGGCGTCCGTCGTCGAGGCCGACTTCAACCCGCTCCGCCGGAGCGTCGCGCCATTCGTGGCGCGCCTCACGCTGACGGTGAGGACCGACCCCTATTGGCTCGGGTCGTGGAGCGCGGACATCACGCCGACCGTCACGGGTGCGCCGGGTCACTTCGACACCGCCGCCACCATCACAGGCGAGGTGGACGCCCTCGTGCGCATGCGCGTCGTCAACAACGTCGCGGGCAAGTTCATGGCGGTCGGCATCCGCCCGAATCCCGCCACCGGCTACGACTACGTGGACGACTACTCCGGCGTGGCGGACTCCAACGCATTCGGCGGCGAGAAGGTCGCGTCCTCTGCGCTCACCGCCACGCTTGCGGCTGTCGGCACCGCACCCAACATCGACACGACCGCGAACCGTGGGCGGCACCTCGTCCTCGCGCGACTCGACAACAACGCCACCTCGCAATCGACGGTGACCTACCGCGCCGTGCAGCGCACGACCGGCTCCGCCATCGCGGTATCGACCGACGTCGCGGAGCAGGCCGTCGCGTCGCCAAGCGCCAGTCTCGTCGGCGTGGAGCTCGGCGACGTGATGATCCCGAGCGGCCAGGTGCCGGACGTCACGACGGGCAGCGGGTACGCGGCTGCGGCGATCACCGACCAGCAGACGACCGAGAACGCCGACACGTCGGGCGAGATGATCTACATCGTGCAGAGTGTCTCACTAACGGCGGGGGAGAAGGTAACAGGATTCACGTTCAAGACCGGGTCGAACGTGAGCGCCGCCTACGACTTAGTCTCCGTGTCGATACATCCAGACATCGTCGATCAGGTTCTATCTCCGTCGCTGGCAGCCGCCTCGGTTGTCAATGCCCATGCGGCAAATACCGAGTATACGGCGTCATTCGACTACGTCGTTCCGGCGACGGCGAGGTACGCCTTCCTGGTGTCGATGCCGGGCGATAACACGCTTCGGTACAACACCGCTGGTGGCTACGCTGGTGGCACACTCTGGACGTCAGTATCGCGCGAGAGCGGGTATTCGGACACTGGCGACGACCTCTACTTCAAGGTGTTCTGCGCCGCGCCGCTCGGCTTCAACTCCAACACCATCATCCAAGCCGCCGACAGCGCAGCCGCCTCGAAGGTCGCGAACCTCGACTACGTGCAGCGCGTCCCCGTGGACTTCGGGGCCATCGTCTATCGCCTCGGCTCCTACTCCGTAGCACCCGCGCTCTTCTACGACGGCGACACGGACACGCCCTATGTCGCCGATGCGGACGGTATCGGGCCGTCGGTCTACGACAAGTGCGAGATACGCCGCCCGCTGCGCTACCGTCCGGGCGTCGTCAACCGTGTCGTGTTCGGCCTCGGCGTGGGCAGCTCTGCCCCATCCGCGCCGACGGTCGTCTACGCATGGCGTCCGCGTTACCTGACAGCGACGGGGTGATGACGTGCTCGTCACCTGCAAGCCTCCCAACCGCGAGGAGTTCGCGCTGACCCTCGACGGCCTCCCGCAGTTCTCGTCCTCGCGTGACGCCTTCGGCTACGAAGCCGCCACCATCCCGTGCCAGCTTTCCGACGAGGAGCGCCTGAACGTCCTCGGCGCACGCATCCGCCTCCACGGCGTCACCGGCATCGCATGGCAAGGTATCTGTACCCGCCGCCCCGGACGCGACGAACCGCTCCTCGCGCAGGGCTGGGGCTGGTGCGGCACGCTTCACCGCCGCGAGGCGTACTACTGCGACACGGACATGTCGCCGTGGCGCGAGACGCACGCCGTGAGGGCCGGCACGAACGGCGTCGGGCGCAACCTCGACATCGAAGTGGACATCCGCGAGGAGGACATCTACTTCCTCTGGGCGGCGGGGAGGACGTTCCCCATCGGCGCGTACAACGCCATCTTCCGCAACATCCCGCAGACGAACAAGTGCGTCCTCACCTTCGACTGGACACGCCCGAACCAGAACGACCGCTATCTCATCGTGGACTCGGGCGTGGCGGACACCGGAACCACCGTGGGTGACCGCACGACGTTCACGACGCAGTGGACGCAGCCGACGGGCAGCGGCGGTACGTCCGGCACCGCGACGATCACGATGACGGGGACGCTGATCGACGCCATCCGCATCCGTGCGGGGACGGCGGCGCAGACGACGCCCGCGAACACCGACGGCATCCTCGTGAGCAACATCAAGCTCTACAACGTCCCCGACGTCACGACCATCAACACCGCGAACGTCATCACCGACATCCTCACGAACGAGATCGACAGCGACTACCTCGCAGCGGTGGGGGACTACATCGACGCGGAGGCCACCGTCGTCGAGCCGCTCATCTTCGACAGTTGCGACGCCAACACCAAGCTCGCGGAACTCGGCAAGTACGCCGCCTACGACTTCTACTGGAAGATGGAGCGCGACCTATGCCTGCCGCACTGGACGGCGGAGAGCGCGACGCCCGACTACATCATCCGCGAGGAGGAGGCGGAAGCCTCCGACCTCGACGAGTCGTCGCTCGACGAACTCGTCTCCGTGTCCCGCGTGACGCACCCGAACAGCCGCGGCCTGACGCGCTACACCGACGTCACGGACACCGACACGACACACCCCCTCGTCGCGCTCGGCATCACCCGCTACGGCGACGTGGGCTCGCAGGCGACCGCCACGGCAGCGAGTGCAGCCATCGGCACGCTCGACGTCGCGCATCGCGGCAGGGCGCAGCTCAAAGGCGGCGTCACGACGCGCACCATCTACACCGCGACGGGAGCACCCGCGTACCTGCCCGACATCCGCTGCGGGCAGATGGCGTACGTCACCCTCCCCGACGGGCCGCGTGAGTGCATCATCACCCGCGTCGAGTGCGTTGGCGACGCCATCGCGACGGTCGAGCTCGACAACGCGGGCTACCGCCTCGACCTCGCGCTCGCATCTCTCATGCAGC